GAGTACTCGACCATGCCCTTCTTGCTGGTCTTCCGGGAGAAATTCTCACATATCATGCTTCCAGTCACGCCCACTGCAGTACCGGAGCCCTTAGTGCCCGTGAAGATGCCCGTGAAGGTGATCGGAGTGCCCGCCCGGAGCTTGGTGATCAGGCCCAGCAGCGTAGCATCGCTTGGATCATAGAAACCATTGAAGGAAACGGACCCATTGGTGAACGTGGCAGTCCACTCTTCCCCGGTGTCTCCCTGCTCAGAAGTCTCGATCAGCTCCATGCCCTCATCGATAGTCCAATCCGTTGTTGGGATCACGGCGGTTCCATCATAGAGTTTGCAATTTATACCCTTAATCTTAGCCATATTACACTCTCCTAAATTCGTTCTTTTGCAGCTGTAAATGTCGCTACAAATCGGTGCCTGTTGTTATCATCACGACCTAAATAAATTGGAGCACTTGATGCGGCGTACAAAGTCGCATCGTTTATGGTGTTACAGTCTAAAAGAATTCTAATAGCCTCTGCGTCCGTCCTGGCGGTGGCCTTGGAAGTGCTCCGGACCTGCACATCGATATTGGGGTAATCTACCGCGCCGGGATCGCCCTGGACCTCATCCGGAGCCGGCCCACCGCCGGTGAACACCACAACCTGGTCTGCTGGCAGGTCCTGGAATTCATCCAGGAAGATATCAGTGCCCACGGTCCCGTACCCCTGGGCCGCCAGGTAAGCGGCTATGTCGCTGCCTATGAATGTCATTTACGCGCTCCGCATATCAGGACCTTCCGCCGGGTGGATTGGCTGATCTTTTCGTCGATCATCGACCGGAGGTAGATGAGGTCCGCTTCAGAGAAATCGTTGAGGACTGCTCGCCAATCGATGTCTGTGAACCTCATGTCATGCCCCTGCGAAATACTGATAAGCCATGAAGAGAACGATAGCTGCGGACATCGTTACTGGCTGGTTGATCGCCCGCCAGATGGCTGTCAGTGTATCGACTTTCGCCCCGTTCTGTATGCTACAGTCATGCAGGTTGGCCACTTGTTCCTGAATATCGATTAGCCGGTCTTTGATCTCTGGGAGGGAGGATGCGCATACTTCCAGTGCCGACACCTTCCCAAACAATTGATTAATGTCTGTGTCATGTCGCTTGTTATCGGATTCTAGCACGCATACCCTTGCATGCAGGACAGTAGGATCATAATCATCAGCCACGTAGCGCCCTCCTAGACCAATGGTCCCGAAGCATACTTATTATCAGAACACCGTTATAATTATTTGCTCAACTGATCCCAGGTCCATTTCAGGGCAGGCCCGCCATAGATCCGCCAATATGCGATCATCAGAAACAGGACACCAGACAAAGCGGCGATCTGCTGTTCATTCATACCGACATAGCCGAAGGCCACGGCTGCACTAGATAGTATCCCGAGGATTGCGGCGATCTCAGTTTTGCTTTTCAGGGGGAACTTATAGTCATCTCCGATTTCTTCTGTCATTTACATACCTCCTAAACCCAAAAAAATTGATGCTCGGGGTCTCACTGCACGCAAGGAAATTCCCGGACCACATGATCCCGAGCAGCGTCCAGGTCTACCAGGAAGGCCTTTGCATTGAATCTGTTGTAGGCGCTTGTGTCGGTGGTCTCGGTCGCCCGGATGAGGCTATCATTCATCTGCCTGAGCATCAGCCGAAGGGTCTCAAGGGCCTGCTTTTCCTTGAAACTGTCAAAGTCGATCTTCTCAACGATAGTTTCATGCTCTATACTTCTTCCAGGAGCCTTGTCAGGCCCCATTCCAAATCCGTTTTCCATTTCTTTTCACCGTCCATTAGTGATCTTAAAAGGTTCTTTTGCCACTTTGCCCATGTTATAGGCCGTCTCGGGGTCAATGCCGTACTTGACCATGTATGCGTACTTGTCGAGCAGCTTTCCGCCGCCCCCTGGCCTGTAAAGCGTGGTCCCTGCCCGGATCTCAAAGCCAGCAGGCAGGACTTCATTCATGCTATCCAGGAATGGTATGCAGTCCAAATAGTTCCCCGACTCCTCGAATTCCACGATATACTGCTCAAGCATGTCCGGTTTGGTGGGCATGTCTTCGGGGAGCTTCATCACATGGGCGCACTCCGGGCATGGCACAAGAGCGAGCCCCTTGGTGTACCCGCGTCTCATCACGGCCCTCTTTATCTTCGCGCCCGGTATCATGATGTCTTTGTCGCATCCAGGGTTGCCGCATATCGTATTAATGCCTTTCATGCCACCAGTGCCGTACAGGATCAATTTTTCCATTTCCATCATCTCAATGCAATCTTGATCTTCGCGCCCACAAGCTTCTCTATATTCTTTTCGTTGTTCTTCAGAGCATCCCGGCCAGCGTGGGCTTTCCGGCCAGCTCGGGAAAGAGGATTGGTAGGATCGGGATGCCGCAGGCTCGCATCGTTCTCCTGCCTGGCCGCATAAGGCCCGGTGGATGAGATCGTGTACTGGTGCGCGCCCGTCTTGGCTGGCTGGACGTGGCTTGCCAGCTCGCCGGTAGCGTAGGGGATGGTTTCCACCCACGCTTTTGAGATGAGTTCCGCCGATTCCCGGACTCCATCCAGCGCCGCGGCCATCACAACTTTCTCGATCTGTGGACCATGCCAACGGACTACCATGTCACCCTCCTGCTCTCTTGATAGCGTCTTCAAAAGTTCCTGCAATCGCTATATTGTGAGTGCAGTTGGGGTGGAAAAGTCCATCTGCTCTCGCGTCTGCCAGCGTCGGATAGCCAGGAGTCTCGCCGGTGAGGCTCACGGTCCGGCCCACCCACCGCATGCATTTGTCGCAGGTCCGAGAGGATGACCCGCCCACCACCTGGGCCAGATCGTGCCCATGCTCCAGGAGGCGGTTCTTCGTGCCCTCGACCATGGCTGCTCGTGGGGCGGTCCGGGCGACCATCTCTGCATAGGTCTCCATGTTCCAGGACCTGCCAGCCTTGTCAATGAATCCCGTGATTCCCCTTTCGGCCAGATCCTCCCTAATTCTTTTGGCCGTCTGCTGCCAGGTCTGATAGCCGGCAACCTGGCCGGTCATCCTCTCCATCTGGACGCTCCGGTAAATGTCATCCACCCGGCGGCCTATGACCTGATCCACGTCCTGCAGCCGGCCATAAGCGTTCTCCGCCAGGACCTGCATAGCCTGTTGGTGGACCGCCTCGAAGCCCACGGAAGAGAGACCAGTCGAGCCCATGCCCTCCTTGTAGGCTGCCTTGATGGCCTGATCTGACCAGTCCCTGGCGCCGGCCAGGAGATCCTTTCGAATAGCACGGACGTTCCGGCGCATGGCGTTAAGCTGTCGGGTGGAGTTGCCCTTCAGAAGAGCCTTGTTCGTCTCTGCCAGGATCTCCTTCTCCGCCCTGGAATAGAGCTTGATGAGCTTCTGGGCCTGCTGCTCAGTGAGGTCTACCACCTATGCCACCCCAGACCGTGATCCTCCAAGAGCCACCGACCTCATAGAGCCGTCATAGGAGGCGCTCACCAGTCCCAGGACCGGCCAGTCTCGACCGTCCTTTGTGAGCACGTCCCCCGCCTCAACGGCGGCCTCACACTTCACCACCGCCTGGCAGGCCAGCTCTTCACCCTGGGCGGTCCTCACGACCTTTGCGCCATGCGCCCATAGGACGGTGATGGTGCTGGTGGCGTAGGTGTCATCATTCCCGTCGTTCCCGGTCTTGTGCTTCCATGTGACAGAAACACCGTGCGCGGCCAGATAGGGGCTCAAGAGACTCATCGTATGGGCACGCTCCGGGCAATGTACTTTGATAGCAATCGATATGATGAAGAGCTTTGCAGCCCCATTTGAGACGCGCTGCCCGATCCTGGCCGGAAGGTCTCGGAGATTATGCCAGGAATCTGGTAGCTTGCCACTCCGGCCTCCTGGAGGGATGCCCGGCTGGTGCCCCCGGCGGACTGTTCTGCATAGAGGGAGATTGCCTCCTCCATGCAGGCCCTTAAAACGTCGTCAGGTACCACCACATTCTGATCACTATCGCCCACTATGATACCATCGATGACCCTGGGGAAAGCCCGGTCCTGGGTGGAAT